TGCAATCATAGTGTCATCTATTTGTCCATTAATTTTTATACCCATAGCTTTAATCCAACAGACATCGTACATTGCATTATGAAATATTTTTATAGCATCTGATTCACAAACATCTTTGAACCACTCTAAAGTTTTTTTTCGATCCATGTTTGGCCCTGATCCGTGAGCAATTGGAAAATAAAATTTTCTACCAGGTACAGCAACCGCAATACCTACGACTTCACCATTACCAATAATAGATCCACTACCTTTAGATTTTAAATCAGGATCTCTTGTCTCTAAGTCAATTGCAATCTCGTCGTATTTTCTTAGATCCGGATATTCCTCTGGTTCATTCCATTCTGTCTGTGCTTCAAATAAAGGTACTTTCATTTTAATTTAAAGTTTTATTACTAATTTGTTTTCGTTCTTGAGAAGCTTTATAATGATCATAACTATTATGATCACCAAAGTAATGAGTGTTTCTTTTAAAAGACTCTTGGCAATACCACGTATCAAAAAGATAGTTACCTAATTTTCTACAATAATCCATAATGGAATTATTAATTGCAATATAGTTATGATAGGTATCCTGTCCTATAAAACCAATTTTTTTTAAAAACCTAATACCATTATCAAAATGATTGTCAGGAATTTTTAAATAATCAGACTCCATTAAAAATACTTTTGGTTTTTTATTTTTTAATAACATTTCGTTTTTAAATTTTTTAAGATTTATTACCGGTCCACTTTTAGTACACATATCTTTATATATTAAACCAATCATAATATTTAAAGCAGCTTGAGTAGTTTCATCACTAACGTCTTCCATTAAAACATCAAAAGGTTTTACTTTCCATTTTCTTGCAAGAGTTATAAGTCCACTATGAAAAAAACTTAAATGATGTAACTCAATTATTTTAACTTCTTTACCTTTATAGAAAGCTTTTATTTCTAATTCATCCTTAACCATTTTTTACCTCGTATACGTATTTCTTTTCTATTATTTTATTTAATCTATCTTTATTACTAAATGCATACAGAGCTGCACTGTAGTTATGAGGAAATATTTCCCAATCAACTAATCTATTATAAATTTCTAAACGAAACTTATGTTTGCTTACTGTAATATTTTTAGTTTTTAAATTTCTATTAGGCATTACTTTTTCTTTTTCATGTCGTTTATTTTTAACATCTCTAATTGACAGTAGTGTACGATCTTTTTAAGATCTTCAATACCGCCTTTTCTTTGATAACGACAAACGTACTTCACAACGTTGCCCTGAAAAAATGATAACTCATTTTTAGAAATAAACTCATAAGGTTGAATAGGAAACTTTGTATAGTGATTCCCGCCTACCTGAGTGTATTGTGGAAATGATTCTTTAAATATATCTTCTGATGTCATAATTGATATCCCTTTCGTTCTATTTTTGCTCTCATTAAATATAAGTTTCTTTTTGCTCTCGTGCAGCCTACATACCACACTCTGTGCTCTTCGTCACGCTTTATTATACTTTTAGTAATAGCTTCTCTTATCTTTTTAGCATTGTCTAATACTAAAATTACGTTCTCACATTCACCTCCTTTTGCAGCGTGAATAGTAGATACTTTGATTCGTGCATCATCACTTAATCTTTCTTTATTTGACAACATTAATCTTATATAAATTTTGTCATCAGCTGGTGCATTATCAAAACACTCAAACCATTTTAAATCTTTTTTTAGTTCTCGGTTACCCATGTATTCTTTTATATCTTCTAGTGCAGTGTCCGATACCTCTTCACCATTTAACCACTTGCTATGATTAATAATTGCTTTGTAAAGTTTTGTATTGTAACTTTTTTGATGCCTGTTTTCATAATACAAACCTTTTACTTTTAAAAGGTCACATACTTCTTTAGCTCTAGACAAAGTCCTAGTTAAAATTAACCACTTGTCCTGGTGAAGATCTACATTCTCTAAGCTATTGATTTTACTACACAATCCTTCTTCATCTCTTGGTAAATAATTTTTAGTTGCTCTGAGTCCTGCGATTCGTGCAGTAATAATTTCTGACACATCTTGTACTGCTCTTGGAATTCTTCGAGATCTTGACAATACTTTTTCTGTAGCAGGTTCTTGAATGAATCTATCTACATCTGCTCCGGCCCAGCCATAAATTGCTTGGTCATCATCACCAGCTAAATAAATATTTTTTGATTTAGATTTCAATATGTCATACAGTTTCCATTGTATCGGTGATAGATCCTGAGCTTCATCAATAAAGACTACATCAAAGTTTGGAACTTTGTTTGGTTGCTGCACAATGTCATGAATCATATCAGTAAAGTCTACTAAGTTATTTATATCTGGATGTTTGTAATGATTGTAGTTTGCTTCAATATGTTTTAACAAATCAGGTTTTACATTTGTTGAATGTTCTCCTGTGCAATATTCATCCCATACTGCAATATCTTTTTCTTTTGCTTTTAAAATAATTTGAAAGTATTCGTTATCACAAGTTAGGTAAGGTGAAGCGTCAGCATCTTTTTTAGCGTTGACTCTTATACTTAATTCTTTTCCAAGATCATTATAATGATAATCTTGCATAACGTTTTCTTCTCTAAGTCCTAGACTATGAAAAGCTAAAGAGTGTAAGGTTTGAAAATATCTAAGTTGTTTCTTTTTATACTCAGGATTTTTCTTAAGCATTCTATCTCTTGCTTCATGCGCTGCTTTACGAGTAAATGCAAAGTAACCTATTTTATTTACTGGAGTACCTACTCTTATGTAGGCCATAGCTCTTCGAATTAATTTTTCTGTTTTCCCTGTACCTGGAGGGCCATAAATCTTTGTAACCTTTGTCATTAAAGAATATCTTTTTTACTCTTCATTGGTAAAATCTCTATTTCATTTTCTTCTTTTTTAAAATTACTCATAGGAATTTTTACACATCTTACTGGATTGTTTGATTTTTTTTCCGTAGGTTTTTTAGGATATCTTTTGCCATATCCTAGTTCCGCTTTGAAAAAATCTACTAACATTTGTCCTGTCTTATCTAATTTAATTTTCCATTCTTTGTTTTTTAAAAAATTATAAAACGGATCGTATACAAAATAAGCAAAGCCATCTGTATCTATTAATGTACTACCACTTCTAAATGCAGCATCACTTACAGCTGGAACACCATAGACATAATCTTCTAAGTGTTTATGTAATATTTCTTTTGGAGAAGTCCCTGGAGGAGCTTTTTGTATCTTCATTCCTTGCCATAAATTGTCTAAAATAGTTTGCATGTCATTATCTTTTATTCGCGGAGGTGGAACAGGAGTATGTGCGCCTATCAAACGTCTAAGTTTTTCTTGGTCCATTATATAATTAATATCTTTTGCAACTATTTGCTGCGTAGTTTCACCTTCTACTTTGTCATTGTAGTGTACTGTAAATCTAAATTCAGGATCTGGTACATGAGTTATTTTAATAAGTGCAGACAATGTTGGAAACCTTTTTACTTTGTCGGATGCTACACCAAACTTTCTTTTCAAACATTCTGACTTGACACACATACTATTGATAGGTTCCTCTGAACAAGTATGGCCGGCAGTATCTTTTTTGTAAGCTTTAATTTTTTGTTTTACTTTCTCATCACCCCATATGTTATCATAGACAATATAATTTCTAGCACCTTCTAAAAGTTTTTCTTCCCAATTGTCAGGGTATTTCTTTTTGGCAAACACCATGTAGTTATAAATAAATCTATCTCGGTAATCATCTAGTTTAGATTTTGATAATCTTTGTAGACATACAGGACCATCTATAAATTCATCTGCACCACCAGTAAGTTCTAATCTAATTAATTCATCTGCAAATTCCTCTAGCTCTTCTTTTGTTTTTGTGTTAGCCTCGACGACTTTTATAAATTGCTCAAAGGTAAACTCAGTACCATCTAAATTTACACCCACTCTTTCATTACGATTGTAATAAGGTAGGTTAATAAAATTACCATTGATTGGTTTTTGATCGGAGCCTACACCAAGTTGTGTTTGCTTTGGAAATATTTCTGTTGATGCTTTTAAATTAAATGTAAATAATAATTTGTCTAAAAAGTTTCTTACAAAACTTGCTTTGACGGGTTCTTTAAAGAATACATAAATATGGAGTCCACCACTTTTAGATTTAACAGGTATTACTGGAATATTTTTCTTGTCAATAATTTCTAAATATTTTCTTAAATCAAAGTTATCATACTCATCTGAATCTATATCAATTGCTCCAAACTTTGCGAGTCCATCATCATTGCAAGGTTGAATACCTATAGATTTTTTACCTGCAAGGTGATCTAAATA